TCCTTATATTTATTAGCGTGAGTATTAGTAGAAATCAATTACAGGCTTTAAGGGAAGGCTTCTTTAACAAGATTAAAGGGGGCGACTATAACGTTGTTAAGAAAGACGAACTGCCACTACTTGAAAAGGTACTTTACGAATACGGCATAGCCTTTAACGATGCTATCCAAGACAACCTCGAAAAGTCAGGCTCTATAAGTTCTGGTTTATTAGCCGAGCCTTCGCAACCCGTTATCACTAAGTTTGGCAATCAATACACTTTGAATTTAGGCTACCCTTTAGGAAGCAAACAAATGGAGTATTTTGATTTTATTAACCAAGGGGTTAAGGGTTACGATAGCGGAAGTCCAAGTAATACTCCTTACTCTTTTAAAAGTCCTTACCCTAATAGAAAAATGGCAGCTAATATATTTACTTGGCTTAACAAGGCAAGGAAAAGCGTTAGGACTGATAGCGTAGCTACTAACAAAAAAGGGGAAATAGACAAGACGGAAACCAAAAGACAATCATTAAAAAAGGTAGTAAGCGATGCTACCAATAAGAAAAGGTTAGCCTATGCAATATCTTCTTCTATTAAAAAGAAGGGTATAGAGCAAACTAAATACTTTGACAATGCTATTGCACAGGTATTCAATAATAAATTTACGCAAGATGTAGCCTATGCTTTATTAGGCGATTACGCAGTTAAGGCATCTGCTAAAATATCAAAAGAAATAAAAGATAACAAATAATGGCAATTACAATAACAAGTAGTCCTGCACCATATTCGTCAATGCACGATAACCTTTGGTTTGTTTCAAGTTCTACCAATAGCGGAACTACAAACTTTAAATTTGTGTATGATGTTTATATAAATGGAAGCCAAGTAATTAGGTCTAAAGTATTTCCTTCTCCAAGTGCGGAAGGTAGCTATGGGGTGTTTAACGCATCTCCAATGGTGCGTAGTTTTGTTACTAACTACTTCGAGCCTTCGGGAAATTCAATACTTGTAGCTTCAAATGATAAGATAAAAGTAGATTACCAAATAAGAGTAGGCGAAGAGGTAAGCGGTGTTACTACTACAAACTTAGCATCGGGAAACTACTCAGCTTACAACTTTGTACCGCCATTGTTTGCCGATGTCTTCTTAACTAAGAACCAAACGCCTTTAGTACTATCGGACTATTACGATAATTTACTATTAGAAAACTTTACTGATGACTTTTTGACCGAGCGTGACACTGACGATATAACCTTAGAATACGGAGATAACTTTTACATTACTTTCCTACGCATAGCAACGGGCGGTTATTCGGCTTGGGTTGAGGTGTTAGCCGATGGCGATGTAGTTACTAATACAGTAAGCGGAGACATTACGTTAAGCGGTCAATTCAATATGTTTAACCTACAAGCAGGACACATAAACGATTGGGCAAGTGGCACGATTATAGATGAGAATACTTACGGCTATAACTTCTATTTAAAAAGAGGCGGTGCACAAACAAGGGTTATTAAACTAAGACATAAGTGCTATCCTAAATACCAACAATTTAACTTAGAGTTCTTAAATAGATTAGGCGGTTGGGATACAAAGAAGTTTGCCCTTGTAAATAGAAGGTCAAGCGAATATCAAAGAGCATCATATAGGCGTAGCGATTGGCAGCTTGTAGGTGGACAAATGACAAATATAGATGGATATAACAGGTATAACGAAACGACTTTCAACTATGCTATTCAGCATAAGGATAAATATAAGCTTATTAGTGATTGGGTTAGCGAACAAGATTATTCTTGGTTGGCTCAACTTGTATCGAGTCCTATTGTTTATATGGAAGTACTTGGTGCTTATTTTCCTGTTACAATAACCACAACAAACTATGAGTACAAGTTAGAGAGTGCCGATAAACTATTTAACTTTGAAATCGAAGTAGAAGTAGGTAAGTATTTAACAAGCCAATTTAGATAATGATTAGCACAGAAATATACATTGAGGAACAAAAGGTAGATTTATTGCAAGACATATCTACCGAGTTTACTTATGCCATTGATGACGTAAGCGAGTTCGGTAGTCGAAATACTTCTTTTAGTAAAACAATAAGTATTCCAGGTACGGCAACAAATAACTTGGTATTTGGATATATCTTCGAACTTAATAACGCTAACTTTACAGACAACACACTTCCGAACGTAGGCTATAACTTTAACGTAACTAAACAAGCTAACTGTAAAATCTTTATTGATAAGGTGCAAATATTCAAAGGCACTTTACGAATATTGGAAATAGTTATCGACAAAGAAACTATTGAATACCAATGCAGCGTGTTTGGAGAACTTGGTGGGTTTATTAACCAATTAGGAAACAAGCGTTTAGAAGATTTAGATTTTAGTGCATACGACCACACTTATAGTATAACTAATATCAGCTCAAGTTGGGATAACGCAGGTGGCAGCGGTTATTACTATCCACTTATTGACTATGGTAACGTAAGCACTGGACAATACGGGGTAGCTAAAAAGGATTTTCAATACACTACGTTTCGACCTGCTTTGTACGTTAAGGAGTATATACAAAAGATATTTGCAGATACCGATTACACATTCGATTGCTCGTTTTTTGATACCGCTTTATTTAATAGGCTTATAATACCGCATAACCAAACAACTATTACTGCGTTAAACAATACAAGCTTAAGCGCAACGGCTAATGAACGCTCAATGAATTTAACGAGCAGCCCTTATGTAGAATATACACTTGTGACCGCAGGTAGCTTTACGCTTGACGGAACAGGTCAATTATTTACTTATGGCGGTGCTACACTAACAACAAACATACAAGTTACTTTAACTGGCTCTGTTGCAATATATGACCCTAACCAACCTAACTATTCCGTAATACTTAAAAAGAACGGCTTAGAGATAGGTAGACAAGATTTCGATGCAAGTGTAAGACCTTTGATGTCTTGTAACTTCACAGTGCAAGGTGTTACGTTTAACAATACGGACACGATGCAGGTAGAGATATTAGGAACTTTAATGGTTATAGATATTGTTTACGGAGAGTTAAGCATTACAACAAGCACACCAACGCAAGTACAAATTAACTTAGGGGAGCAAATTAAAATTAACCAGACAATTCCTAAAGGTATATTCCAAAGAGATTTCTTTTTGAGTGTAGTTAAAATGTTTAACCTTTATGTTTATGAGAATAAGTTTAACGATAAACAACTTGTTATTAGTCCTTTTGTGGACTTCTACCCAACTACGTCGGCTACCGCTTTAGATTGGACTAACAAGATAGACAGGGCAAAGCCTATTAGCATTAAGCCAATGAGTGAGGTCAATGCTCGTTACTATAACTATAAGTTTAAGCAAGACAACGACTTCTATGGCGAAAACTATCGTAAGAAGTACACCGAAGGTTATGGCGATTATATTTATGATACCGAGTTTGACTTTGTAAAAGAAACAGATACCTTAGAAGTAATATTTGCTGCATCGGTACTGTACCAAGAAACAGGTCAAGACAAAGTGTTCCCTGCTATCTATAAGAAGTCAAACACCAATAGCGCAGAAGATAAAATGGATAGTATTATACGCATAATGCAAACCAAGAAGATTACAAGCGTTAATAGTTGGAGTATTATGAATGGTGCATCTACTTTAGGTAGTTACACAAGTTATGGTTATGCAGGGCATTTAGACGACCCTATTAACCCTACAAACGATATTAACTTTGGTGCGCCAAGTGAGTTACAATTTAGACCTAATAGCTATCCGACTACTAATGTATTCAACGCATTCCATAGCCCTTACCTTGCCGAAATAACAAGCAAGGATAGTAAACTATTAACGTGCTTTGGTTTACTTGATATAGTAGATATTTTTAATTTAGATTTTAGTAAGTATGTATGGATAGACGGGGTACTTTTTAGGCTTAACAAAGTTGAAAACTTCAACCCTATGGAATACAACACTACTAAACTTTCATTCCTTAAAGTAATAGAAACTCAATACTAATGGCAGAGAATCAAAAATTTAACCTCGAAATTAATGTCAATACTAAAGACGGGGAAAAGAATATAGATAAATTAGGCGACAAAACGAAAGATGCTACCAAGTCGGCTAAAGAAGGGCAAGGTGCTTTTAGTACTTTAGGTAGCACAATTAAGTCATTAGGAGTAGTTAGCGTTATAGCTGGTGCTTTTAACTTCTTTAAAGAAACACTTAGCAAGAACCAAAAGGTTGCCGATAGTGTAGCTGCGGTATTTGATACAATATCTACTATTATTTCTACGCTTGTAGATATTTTTATAGACGTAACAACGGAAGTAGGTAAGAATACTAATGGCTTTGCTGCACTCGGTAAGGTACTAAGCGGGGTTTTTACCCTTGCCGTTACACCTTTAAAGTTAGCTTTTGATGGTCTTAAATTAGTTATTAACGAAATACAACTTGCTTGGGAGAAGTCGCCTTTAGGAGACAAAGACCAAAAGACAATTAAGGAACTTACCGAGAACATTAACAAAACTAAAGATAGCTTAAAAGACACTGGCAAAGATGCCGTAAAAGCAGGTAAGGATATTTATAACAATTTTGGGGAAGCTGCCAAGTCGGTTGGTGCGGTTGTTGGCGGTGTAGTAGAAAAGGCATCTAAAATTAACGTAGCTGCGGTATACGAACAATCAAAAGCCACCATCGCTTTAAGAAATAGTGCAAAGATAGCTGAAGCACAATTAGAAGGACTTGTTGAAAAATATGATAGACAAGCCGAGCAATTAAGACAAATTAGAGACGACGAATTTAGGAGCGTAGACGAAAGAATTGCAGCTAATAATCAATTAGCAGAAGTATTAAACGAACAAGAACAAGCACAAAAGAAACTTGCACAAACAAGGGTAGCCTCTGCTGCTGCTGACCTTGCACAAAATAAACAAAACGTAGAATTACAAGCTGCATTAATTACTGCACAAAATGGGGTAGCTGCGGTAGAAGCACAGGTTGCAGGTTTAAGGTCGGAGCAATTAGCTAACTCGGTTGCATTAACAAAAGAAAAAATTGAATTAGACAAAGCCGTAGCTGCAAGTAATAACAAGATAGCCCTTGACCAAAGGAAAATTAATGCCGACTTAATTAAAGACGAAGTATTAAAGCAAACTACTAAAAAGCAAATAGCCGAAGAAGAAGCAGCCTTAGAATTAAAAAGGTTACAAGATAACATTAACAACACTAAAGCAGGTACACAAGCAAGGGTAGATGCAGAAATTGCTTTTAGAGAAAAGAAGGCAGAGATAGCTAACCAAATTACTGCCTTAGATGCAGCTATTGCTCAGGCAAGATTAGACAAAGAAGCTAAAGTAAGAGCCGAAACTTTAGCATTAGCACAAGCCGACTACGAATTAAATAAAGCTTTAGGCGAGGCTACATTCCAAGACCAATTTGATTTATATGACCAAAGGAGAGAATTAGAAAGGAAGGATATGGTGGCAAGAAAAGCAACGGCTGCCGAATTAGAAGCCTTTGATAAACAAACCGCAGCAGGTCGTATAGCAATAGAACGAGCGGTACAAGACCAAAAGTTAGCAATCCTTAACAATGGTATTAACGCAGCTATTGAAATAGTAGGTAAGGAGTCGGCGGCAGGTAAGGCACTTAGTATAGCACAAGCCGTAATGAATACTTACACGGGAGCGACGAGGGCTTTAAAAGACGTACCATTCCCTTTTAACTTTGTGGCGGCAGGTAGTACTATTGCGCAAGGTTTATTAAGCGTTAAGAAGATTATTAGTACACCTTTGCCAGGAGTTCCAGGCGGTGCAGCAAGTGGCGGTAGTGCTAACCTAAGTGCATCTGCTCCAGTAGCACCCCCACAACCACAAGCACAAACAACAACCTTAGATAGCCAATCTATTAACGCAATAGGCAACCAATCGACAAGGGCTTATGTAATCGAAAGCGATGTTACAAGTAGCCAACAACGTATTGCAGCTATTAGACAACGTGCAAGATTTGGTTAAATGATAACAATTTAAAAAACTTAATATTTACGAATATGGACTTACCTGTTTATTTATTAGACATTAGCGAGGATATGAACGACGATGCCGAAGTGGATTATGTGGCACTCGTAGACAGACCTGCTATTCAAAAGAATTGGAATGCCTTTAAAAATCAACAACGCTTTGAAGTGGTTAGCGAAGATAAGCGTATTATTTCTGGACCTCTTATGCTTGCTGACGTACCTATTTTTCGCAGCGATGCTACTTACGGCGATTACTATGTGGTGTTCTCTAAAGATACTATTTTTAAGATTGCTCAAAAGTTTTTCAAAAGAGGCTACCAATCAAACGTAAACTTAATGCACTCTCCTGACCAACAAGTAGAAGGCGTTACTATGTTTGAGAGTTTTATTACAGACGAAAGCCGTGGCATCTTACCAATGAAGGGTTTTGAAGATGCACCTGACGGGTCTTGGTTTGGTTCTTTTAAAGTAGACAACGAAGGCGTTTGGAACGATGTTAAAGAGGGTAAATTTAAAGGCTTTAGCGTAGAGGGATTATTTACCTACAAGACAAAGCCAAGCAAAGAACAAGAACTTATGAATGCAATAAAGGAAATATTGCAACGGGTTAAATGATAAACAAAATCTTTTATTAATATTTAAACAAAAAGAATGATGAACGCAAAAGATGCAATTATGCAAATTAGGGCTTTGTTCGAAGATATGCCAATGGTAGATGCTCCTGCACCTGCTCCTGCACCTATCGAAGAAGTACCTGTTACATTCGCAGAATATAGCCTTATAGACGGAACTAAGGTTATGATTAGCGAACTTGCTATCGGTGGTCAAGTTACATTGGAAGACGGAAGTCCTGCACCAATGGGCGAACACCAATTAGCAGACGGCACTAAAATCGTATTAGACGAAGCTGCAAAAATCTTATCAATCGAAACTCCTGAAGCTGAAGCAAAAGAAGCTGAAGAAGTACCTGCTGAATTAGGTAACAAGATTGAAGAAAAGATGGCAGAAGAAATCGCAAACTTAGTAGCTGAAAACGAAGGTTTAAAAACAAAAGTAGCGGAATTAGAGGCAAAAGTTAAGAATGGCTTTAGTCAAGTAGCTGAACTTATAGAAGCACTTACTAAAACTCCTAACGCTGAACCTATTGCGCAACCAAAAAACAACTTTGCTTCTAACGTAACTACAAAAGATATGAAGTACGAAAGAATTGCAAAATTTAGAAACGCTTTATTAAACAAATAAAAATAAAATAAAATGGGATTTGATGTATCTGCATTAGCAAACTATACAAAAGAAAACGAAGCTCTACTTGTAACTTCATCTGTATTGGGTGCAAAAACTGCTTCTCTTATTAAGAGCGCAGGTAACGTTATGGTTGGCGTAAAGTCAAGCGAAAAAATCAACATTATGGAAACTGACGCTATCTTCCAAGATGGTGCTTCTTGTGGCTTTAATGCTTCTGGTTCTACTACCTTTACTCAACGTACTGTAACTCCTGGTAAAATTAAAGTAAACGAAGCTTTATGTCCTAAAGACCTTGAAGCTAAGTATTTACAAAAAGCTTTACCTACTGGCTCTATGTACGATAGCGTACCTTTCGAGCAAGAGTATAGCGAAAAGAAAGCTAAGACAATCGCTGCTCAATTAGAAACTGCGTTATGGCAAGGCGACACTTCAAGTGTCAATGTTAACCTTAACCGCTTTGACGGGCTTGTAAAATTAATAGGCGCTGCTTCAGGTGTTGTAGCTGCAAACGCTTCTACTTTTATCTCTGGTGCTCCTTTATCAAGCATTACTGATGCTAACGTAATCTCTATCTTTGATGGTGTTTACAAAGCAATCCCTGCTAAAGTTGTAGCTGCTGACGATATGACTATCTTCTGTGGTCAAGATTTATTCCGTACTTACACTGTTGCTCTTAAGAATAGCGGTTCTTTCAATTACCAAATTGATGTAAAAGCTGATAGCGAGTTCGTATTACCAGGTACTACAATTAAAGTAATTGCAGTTGCAGGTCTTAACGGAACTAACAAAGTTTACGCTATGCGTTTAAGCAATATGTTCTTAGGTACTGACTTATTGAACGAAGAAGAGAAGTTTGAAATTTTCTATGCTAAAGAAGCTGACCAAGTACGTTTCGTATCTGAGTTTAAGATGGGTGTAAACATTGCATTCCCTGACGAAGCAGTGAAGTTTATCCTTGCATAATTTATAGGGTAGGTTGAAATATACCTACCCATTTTTTCAAACTAATTTAATTTAATAACAATGGCTTGTGCTTTAACTCAAAATTATACTCTTGACTGCAAAGACAGTTTAGGCGGTATAACCGAAGTTTATTTTATGGCAGCAGCAGATGTTACTTCTACAACAGAAGCAAGTGGTGTAATTACCGCTTTAGTAAAAGCATCTGGTAAGAAGTTCTTCAAGTACGAACTTGTAAAAGGTACTTCTCAATTAGTTGAGAATGTAAATGCAAACGTACAAAACGGAACTATCTTCTACGCTCCTGAATTAACTATCGTATTAAACAAATTACAAGCTAACACAAGAAACGAAATCTTGTTGTTGGCTCAAAACACTTTAGTAGCGGTTGCCAAAGATAACAATGGCAAATACTGGTACTTAGGAAAACAAAGAGGCTTAGACCTTACAGGCGGTAGCGCAGGTACAGGTACGGCTGAAGGAGACAGAAGCGGTTACACTCTTACCTTTACAGGTGCAGAGCCAGCCCTTGCTCCAGAAGTAAACTCAACTGTGGCAGGTCAATTAACCACCGCAGGTTCTTAGGTTGTTTTGGTTTTGTATATAGATGCCCTCGTCTTTAATTAGGCGGGGGTTTTTTATTTTGCAAACAATCGCAATAGTTTATATTTATAGTTGTGATAAGATTAACTAAGGGGCAAACCCAAAACATAATACTTACCTTGACTGAGAAGCAAACGCTTACAAGTCCTAATTATCTATTTATTTTCGAGAATAGAAGCACAAATACGGACATCAAATTCGTAAAGCTAAACAACACGGACATCAGTCCTTACAAGGAACGTTACAACGAGTTTAGCATTGTAGTTAATAGCTACTTTAATACGGCTTTAAACGGGCAATACACATACACAATTTACGAGCAAACAAGTACTACCAACACAAACCCGACAGGCTTAAACCTGCTTGAAAGTGGCATTATGGAGCTTTCGGGAACTACTATATCATTTACGGAATACGAAACAACAAGCACATTCACAATTAGACAATAATGGAAATAAAAGTATTGACATTTGCGGAAGCAAAGCAGCCTGAATATAAAGAGAAAAAAGGCGAAGGGTATATGCAGTATGGTCAAAACAATGACTATCCGCAGTACCTATTAGACCTATTTAACAAATCTGCAAAGCACAACGCTATCATTAGAGGCAAGGTTAATTACATTGTCGGCAATGGTTGGGCAGGGGAGCAAGATATGGTTAAGAAGGTTAATAGAGATGAAACCCTTAACGACCTAACTAAAAAGGTTGCTTTAGATTTAGAACTATTTGGCGGTGCTTATATCCAAGTTATTTGGAGTGTAATGGGCGGTCAAGTTGCTGAGTTGTGGCATTGTGATTATACAAAGATTAGAACCAACAAAGACAACACGCAGTTTTGGTATAAAGAAGATTGGAAGGCTACACGCAACCAAGAAAAAGCAGAAGTATATAATGCGTTTAACCCTGCTAACCCACAAGGTGTGCAGATACTTTACGTTAAGGAGTATCGCCCAGGAATGAACGTTTATAGCCTTCCTGGTTATTTTGGTGCTTTGAATTACATTGAAAGTGATGTAGAAGTTAGTAAGCACGTTTTGGGTAATGCTCAAACAGGCTTTAGTGCAAGTAAACTTATTACACTACCAAACGGCGAACCAAGTCCTGAAGAGAAACGTCTTGTTAGTAAGCAGTTCGATAATATGTATACGGGTGCAGACGGCAAGAAGTATTTACTTGCTTTTGTAAACGACTTAACTCGTAAGCCTATTGTAGACGATTTAGGTGCGAGTGATTTAACTAAAGAAGATTTTAGTCGTGTAGACGAGTTAATACAAACTAACATATTTAGCGGACACCAAATTACAAGTCCTGACTTATTCGGTATTGCTATGCCTGGTCAATTAGGTAGCAGACAACAGATGCGTGATAGCTACGAGATATTTAATAACACTTATGTACGCTATAAGCAAATGCAGATTGAGGGCGTATTTAATATGCTTGGTCAATATGCAGGAGTTACCGAGGAGTTAAAACTTCAACCCGTAGACCCAATCGGTATTGACTTTAGCGAAAGCGTAATTAAAGAAGTAGCACCTAAACAATGGATATTAGAGAAGCTTGGTATTGACCCTACACAATATGGCTTACCTACGGAAACGGAGCAGCCCATGGCAGCAAGTCCTTTAAGTGTGAACGAGCATATTAAAGGCTTAAAAGGTCGTGAGTGGCAAAATATGCAGCGTATCATTAGAGATTTTAACAAGGGAAAAATAACAAGAGAACAAGCAAGTTCAATGTTAAAGGGTGGATATGCTTTAAGCGATGAAGAAGTAGCTACTTGGTTAGGTTCGGAAGAATTAGAGTTTAGCGAAGATGACTACAAAATATTCTATGAGTTTGGAGAAGATAGAGAGCAATTCGAAATCTTTAAAAGCAAGACAAGATTTAGCGATGATGACGACTACCAAACATTTGCAGATGTAAACCAATTAGAAGCAAACGTATTAGACCAAATCAGCAAACAAAAGAATATTACAACCGATGTTTTAGCTGATGTTTTAAAGGTTACTATACCTGAAATTGTTGCTATCCTAAAAAGCTTAGAAGAAAGAAACATCATTAAAACTATTTCTAAGACAATAGGCAAAGGCGATAATTCAAATGTAATTATAGAGAGAGAATTAGTAAAGCCATTAGGTGTAACAGTTGGTGCAGTAAAACCTACAACAACAGAAATATTAATTCGTTATTCTTACGAATGGAAGTCAGGCTTTAGCAATGCTAACAAAGGTACAAGCAGACCATTTTGCGTACACTTATTAGAAGCTAAGAAGATGTATAGCCGTAGCGAAATTGAATCAATGAGTGCAAGGCTTGGTTATAGTGTTTGGAATAGAGGTGGCGGTTGGTACACAAAGCCTGGAACTAATACCCATTCTCCAAGTTGTAGGCACGAGTGGAAAACAAACGTAGTAACGAGAAAAAAATAAGAAATGAGCTTAAACACATTATTCATAAGCGTACAGAATATTAAAGACAGGTCTGGCTTACACGCTAACGTAGACGAGAAACTTGTATTGCCTGAGATTAAGACCGCACAAGATATGTATATTTTACCTGCGCTTGGTAGTGCTTTATACAACCGACTACAAGCAGGTATTACGGCTAACAACTTAAACGCTAACGAGGTTATTTTATTAGACCAATACATAGCAGATACTTTGGTGCATTATGTACTTAGTGAGTTGCCAATGGGTTTGTCGTACCAATTCTATAACAAAGGCTTATTAAGAAAGGGTGGCGAGAATACCGAAAACCCTTCGATGCAAGATATGATTGACGTGGCGAATAGATACAAGGCAAGAGCGGAGTTCTACAAGCAA